AGTACTGATTGGAGTTTTATAGGTACTGCAAATATAAGTGGTGGTGTTGCAAATTTTCCTGATACAACAATTAGTTTTTTAATACAACCAAACATTATTCCTTTAACAGTTAAAACGTATAAAATACAGTACGAAGTTGTTACAACAAATGGCAGTAACTTTAGATTTGCAGGTGGTAATTCAGCTTTTGGTTCTGTTACTTTAGATTCAGCTACTGTTGGAGTAAAAACTGTTTATTTACAAAGTAACGGAACGAATGGGAGTTTACAGTTTAATAATAACTCATTTATTGGCTCAATAGACAACATATCAGTTAAACAAGTAGACCCAAATGATGATTGGACTTTAGATAGTGGTTGGAGTATTGCAGACGGTATTGGTTCTTGTGATGGCACATCAGGTGCGTCAATATATCAGAACGTGGGAGGTGTTTTAGGTACTGTATATAAAATAGAAGTAACTATTTCTAACTACATATCGGGTACGCTACAAATAGGGGGTAGTTCTGCTAATTTAGAAGCAAGTGCCAACGGAACATTTACACATTACAGAACTTGGACATCAGATTCTACTTTGTATTTAAAGTCAAAATCAGGTGACGGGTTTATTGGCTCAATAGACAACGTATCAGTCCAAGAAGTATTAGAAGATGACGTACCAAGAATAGATTATACAGGTAGTACATTTGATGTGCCAGTTTTAGGTAGTGAATTAGTAACCAATGGAGATTTTGCTACGGATTCTAATTGGTCTAAACAATCAGGTTGGAGTATTGCTAACGGTGTTGCTACATTTGATATAAATAATTATAGTGGGGGAAATGCAAATATTTATCAAAATTGTATGGTTAGTGGTAAAGAATATGTATTAACTTACGATGTAGTTGATTATGTTCAAGGGTATGTAAGAAATGTTAGTAGAAGTGGTGCTATTGAGAGAACTGCTAACGGTACTTATACAGAACAGTTTGTAGCAAATAATGGAAATCTATTTTTAAAAGCTGACCCAAATTCAAACACAATATTAAGCATTGACAACGTATCAGTTAAAGAAGTTACTGCATACACTACAACAGATAAAGGTGCTTTTTTACTTGAACCAATTTCTACTAATTTAGCTATTTATTCAGAGGATGCAAGTCAAGGAATTTTATCTAATTGCACAGTTCAAAGTGGGTTTATTTCACCTGAAGGTAATTTAACTGCATATAAATTAATAGAAGATAGTTCAAATAGTATTAAACTTTTTAGAGCAGTAAACAATTCATCTTCAACAATAAACACATCTTATAGTTCTTCAATATTTGTTAAAAAAGGAGAAAGAACAAAAGTAAGGGTTTATGGTTATCATCTTACAAATCAATACTTTTATGTAGACTATGATTTGACAGATAATTCTTATTTAGGTAGTTTTGGTCAAAATTCACAAGTAGATGGTTATGCTATTGAAGATATTGGAGATAATGGTTGGAAAAGAATTACAATAATTGGTCAAAAAGATGCAACATATTCTTGGGATGTTGGTGTTTCACCCTTAAACGATAATGGAGATGTTAGTTATTTAGGAGATGGGGTGAGTGGATTATATATTTGGGGTGCGCAAATGGAAGAACTACCTTACGCAACATCTTACATACCTACAAGTGGAACAACAGTAACAAGAGCGCAAGAATCTTGTGTTGACGCTACACCGACGATTAATAGTGAAGAAGGTGTTTTATATGCAGAAATAAGTGCTTTAGCAAATGAAGGCACGAATAGAAGTATTACTTTAAATAGTGGCAGTAGTTCTAATAGAGTTTATTTAAGCTATGCGACAGGAAGCAATAGGTTGAGGATAATTTTAAATAATTCAAGTGGGACGCAGGTAGATAAAACTCAAACAATTTCAAGTATAACTAACTTAAATAAAATAGCTTTTAAATATAAAGAAAATGATTTTGCTTTATGGGTGAATGGAGTTGAAGTTTATACAGATACACTTGGTGTTACTTTTCCACAAGGGACATTAACTGAATTAGATTTTAACAATGGTAGTGGTAGCTCTATTTTCTACGGTAGAACTAAAGATTTAAGAGTATATTGTAAAGCATTAACAGATGAACAATTAATAGAACTAACAACAATATAAATGAAGAATATTTTAATTGGCAAATATGAGTTTAATTCAGAAGAACAAGCCAAAGACAAGATTCGTGATTTAGGTACTGAAATAGAGGGTGAATATACACCAGATAATATTGATAGTATTGTTGAACTTGGTTTTTTAGTTATTACACCTGGAACATACGATCCAGTTACTGGAAAAGAAATAACACCACCAGTTTATTCTGATAAATATTCGGTTGATGTACTTTGGTATGATAGAATTAAAAATCCTTACGGTTGGGCAACTTATCAAATAAACGTTACTGGCGAAGGTGCACATTCGTTTTTTGGTGTTAATTATCAAGAAAATAAAATGCCTTAATTATGATATTTCCACCTCCGACTCCACCAGGTTCTTAGTTTAAAACATCTAAATAAATTTTGTTAACTTTGTTTATATGGAATACTGCAGTCCCTCAAGCGTTACATATCATTATATTCAAGATAATTCTTGTTTTTCAGCAGTTTTAATTAATTATGAATATAACAATGTTTAATAAAATGACCTTATCGGATTTGAAAATATACCTACTAAATAGTATTGCATTAGTCGTTTCATTTAGTGAAATAGAAGCAGTACTTAAAATAATACTATTGCTTGGATCAATAGTATATACTGCACAAAGAATATACGCTAACTACAAAGAAAACAAATGAATTACTTTACTTATAATGAATTTGATTCTCCTGACATGCCTGGAAGTGGTTCGTTAATGCACGAAGATTTTCTTGATATGCTTGACGAGGTAAGAGATAAGTTTGGTAAACCCATCATTATAAATAGTGGCTACAGGACAGAAGAGCATAATGCTGCAGTCGGAGGGAAGCCTAAAACAGAAACATCAAAGGGATCAAGCCACATGTATGGATTGGCTGCAGATATAAAATGCACCAATTCTACAGATAGATTTCATTTAGTATTTCTATTACAAGAAACAGGTTTTCAAAGAATAGGAGTTGCTGACACCTTTATTCATGTAGATTTAGATTTTGACAAGTCTCAACAAGTAATGTGGACTTATTAGTATGAAAAAAATATTAGAATTTTTTGGAACAAAAGTATTTAAACAAATTGGAGACGTTGTTGATGAGTTGTTTACTAGTGATGAGGAAAGAATAAGAGCCAAGAATGAAATATTTAAAGTTCTTCAAGAGAAAGAGCTTGAGCTTCAAAAAATGCAGACTGAAATAATAGTTGCAGAAGCCAAGGGGAATTGGTTACAAAGAAGTTGGAGACCAATACTTATGTTGTCATTTGGATTTATAATTATTTATACCAAGTTTATATCTCAGTTATCATCTCATTTAATAACTCCTGAATTAGAGCCAGAGTTTTGGAGTCTACTAGAGATTGGTATTGGGGGATATGTAATAGGAAGAAGTGCTGAAAAAATTGTAGACAAAGCAGGTCCAATATTTAAAAATAAAAAATAGTATATTTGTTAAAGTAAAATATTAGTTATGCCAAAGATTAGCACATACAAGACCGTAACTCCACAAGGGACTGATAAGATTATTATTAGTCAAGAAAATGGAACGCCTACAGACGTAACTAAAAATATTACCGTAGATGGATTAAAGGAATATATTGGCACATCAGGTATTCCTACACCATATATTTACGTATTAAAAAATTCAGGAGAAGAGGCTGCTAATAATAAGACACCAAAAATTTGTATAAAAAAACCTATTGAAACAGATTGGTTGAATAAAAACCCTAGACTTTTTTTGTATAGATATCGCAAAACAATAAGTAATAATTATGGAACTTTATGGAAAAAAAGAGGTTTTGTTCATCCGAGTCATCAAAACGGTGTTTATCAGCAAACTAACTTCCCTGGAAGTAATTGGGCAACTTCACATCTTTCTACTCAAAATGATGTTATTATCCACCCAATCGACACAGAATGGGATATTAATACTGAATTACAAATCGCAAAAACAGAATCGATTATAACCGACTTTGCATCATTAAGACAATCTACTTATATTGAAATTCCTTTTAGTAAATTACAATTTCTTTATGATGAAGGTAACCCCTTTGTGCCATACACATCTTTCCCTGTTTCAGGAGGAACAGGTTTTTGTACAATTGCTCCTAAAAATAAAAATAGGAATAACACTCAGACTCCTTTTCCTTTTAGTTCTAGATATAATAAATTAATATTAAAATTTGCAATAGGTATACCAAACCCTACGTGGACAAATACAAACCATGAGCTACCATATATTATGGGAGAGTTATCAAATCCTATACAAATGGTTTATGTGAAAAATTTCTCAAGTGGAGATTTTCGATCCGTAAAAATTTCTCAAGGCAGTAATGCTACTGTTCAAAGAACTGGTTAAGGTTAAAAAAAGCGAGGAGCACAGTTAGTGTCACCTGTTAGTGAGGTGCACAGTTAGTGTCACCTGTTAGTGAGGTGCACAGTTAGTGACTCCTCTTCGCATAAAGTACCTCTGTTAAATCAGGGGTATTTTTTTTTACCTATATTTGTTATAAATCAAATTAAATTAAATGAATGATATTCGTAAGATAGCAGTAGGTCCTGATTACAAAGGTGGAGCTATGCATTATGTTGTAGGTCAAGAAATACTAAAAGGCACATATAAAATTCACCACATAAGGTATGATGACAGTAATGACTCTTTTAAAATATGGATTGAATCTACATATAATCAAGAAATTGTGTTATGGAAGCAGTTTATTAATATGCCTGTGTCTATTGAGTATAATATTAACTTCTAATGAAATCACCTTACTTATTTATCACCAAACCCTTAGACAATAAAAGGTATAACAACACTAAAAAAATTAGTGATGTAGACTTTATAACAAGTACTTCAGAGGAAAACCACAAAGCTTCAAATCGAATTGCAGAGGTTATCGCCACTCCAATTGTTTATGATGGTCCTATTAAACCAGGAGATAAATTATTAGTCCATCATAACGTATTTAAGTTTTACAATGACATGCAGGGCAGACGTAAAAGTGGAAGAAGTTTTTTTATGGATGATTTATTTTTTGTTGAGCGTGATCAGTTTTACATGTATCATGATGGCAAGCAGTGGAATACTAGTGGCAGGTATTGTTTTACTAAACCTCTTCCTACAGAAGACTACTATTTATATAAGAACACCAATGAAGAACCTTTGGTTGGTGAAATAAAGTATAGCAACGACTATCTGCGTTCACAAAATATAAATCCAGGTGATAAGGTTTGTTTTAAACCTGAAAGTGAATACGAGTTTGAAGTGGATGGGGAAAAACTATATCGAATGTTTGACCATCAAATAACAATAAAATTATGAGTGATAAGCCAAAAAGAAAAAAACGACCAAGAATTAAATATAATCCGAATCGCAATGGACTCAAAAACTTTAAAAAAGAATATTATTCAGGCAGGGATGAGAGCCGTAGAGCAGCTTATTAAAGTTGCAAAAGAAGACATTATAAAACCAGACCCAGAGGATGAGTTGGCTGCTGACAGATTAAAGAATGCTGCAGCTACAAAGAAGTTAGCTATATTTGATGCGTTTGATATATTGACTAGAATAGAAAATGAAAAAAATTTAATGGAAATCGAAGCACGAGGTCCAAGTAAACTAGATACAAAACAAGGATTTGCAGAACGAAGGTCTTCATAGTTTATACAGAGTTGTAGATAACTACATACCTAAAGGTATTCTTAAAAAAAAGAATAGGAATAGGTCATGGCAATATGGTTATGATGAAAAGTATGATGTTGTTGTAATATCTAAAACAGGAGAGATTGGTGAGGTATATGAAATTAACGGACTTATAATTGGATTACCTAAAGCTCCAGAGTCTCTTCAAAGAGACAACAATAAGTGGGAAAGAAAAGAGCCTCCAAAGGTAATTTTAAAAATACAATCTATATTTCAATGGAATGAGCACCCTAATAATTTTAAAGCTCAATGGGTAGACTACATTGAAAATGAATTTGATAAAAGAGAGCAAGGCTATTGGTTTGTAAATAATAACAAAAGTACATATATAACTGGGTCACATTATATGTACCTTCAATGGACAAAAATTGATGTTGGGTATCCAGATTTTAGGGAGGCTAACAGAATTTTTTACATTTTTTGGGAAGCTTGTAAAGCAGACCCTAGATGCTTTGGCATGATATATTTAAAAATCAGACGTTCAGGTTTTTCTTATATGGCATCTGAAGAGTGTGCAAATGTTGGGACAATATCTAAAAACTCTCGTATAGGTATTTTGTCTAAGTCAGGTTCTGATGCAAAAAAAATGTTTACAGATAAGGTTGTTCCTATTGTTAGAAACTATCCCTTCTTTTTTAAACCTGTGCAAGATGGTATGGATAAACCTAAAACAGAGTTGGCGTTTAGAATTCCTGCATCCAAGATTACTAAAAAGAATATGTATGATGTTGATGATGAAGAAATGGAAGGCTTGGATACCACTATTGACTGGAAGAATACAGATGATAACTCTTATGATGGGGAAAAGTTGCTTTTACTAGCACATGATGAAAGTGGTAAATGGCTAAAGCCAAACAATATACTAAATAATTATGGTGTTACCAAAACTTGTTTAAGACTAGGTAGAAGAATTATTGGAAAGTGTATGATGGGTTCAACATCAAATGCACTAAACAAGGGTGGTGAAGAGTTTAAAAAACTTTACTACGATTCTAATCCTAATAACAGAAGTAATAACGGTCAAACAAAAAGTGGATTGTATTCGTTGTTTATACCAATGGAGTGGAACTTTGAAGGATACATTAATGAGTATGGGATGCCTATGGAGGATGTTGTTGATTACTGGAACAACGAAGTTGAAAGTTTAAAAAATGATCCTGATGCTTTAAATGAGTTTTACAGACAATTTCCTCGTACTGAATCTCATGCGTTTAGGGATGAAAGCAAGCAGTCATTGTTTAATCTCACACGAATATATCAGCAGATTGATTACAACGACTCGCTTATAAAAGAACACCATTTAACTCGTGGGTCTTTTTCTTGGAAGAATGGAATTAAAGACACTGAGGTTATATGGACTCCAAATACTAGGGGGAGATTTTTAGTAAGTTGGATACCAAAAAAAAATATGCAGAATAGGTATAAGAAAAACCATAGAGGTGATTTTTTTCCTGCAAACGAGCATCTTGGTGCTTTTGGTTGTGATAGCTATGACATATCTGGAACAGTTGGAGGTGGAGCTTCAAATGGTGCTTTGCATGGAATTACAAAGTTTAATATGGATGATGCTCCTAGTAATCAGTTTTTTTTAGAGTATGTGGCTAGACCTCAAACTGCAGAAATATTCTTTGAGGAAGTATTGATGGCATGTGTGTTTTATGGCATGCCTATACTGGTAGAAAATAATAAGCCTAGATTATTATATCATTTTAAAAATAGAGGCTACAGAGGATTTAGTATTAATCGACCAGACAAACTTAAACACAAGCTCTCTAAGACAGAAAAAGAACTTGGGGGTATACCTAACTCAAGTGAAGCAGTAAAGCAGGCTCACGCAGCAGCTATTGAGTCTCATATTGAATCTCACGTAGGATTAATAGGTCCAGATGAAATGGGTTATATGCCTTTTACTAGAACACTAGAGGATTGGGCAAAGTTTGATATAAGCAATAGAACAAAGTTTGATGCCTCTATTAGTTCAGGTTTAGCAATAATGGCTTGTCAAAGACACCTTTATCAACCTGTGAAAAAACAATCAAATATTATTGTTAACTTTGCTAGGTACAACAATAAAGGAAGTCGTAGTGAAATAATAAGATAAATGAAAGACGTAA